TCAGTGCACCCTGACTGCCCCGCTGTCCGCGGGTGTAGCGGTGAGACCAGTATTTCTCGTGCAAGCACATGGTGCACTCTCCACTGACCGCAATGTTTGTCTCCCGCAGTCCCAGCTGCAGCAGACCGGCCTCGTCGGTATACTGGGCCGCTAATTTGCCCTTGCTGAAGACCCGCACCCGGGTCACCGCCTCCTGTGCGGTGTTGCGGGAGGTAAGTCCCACCAGTTGTCCGCCGGTGAGCACGGTGGTCTGCCCGCCGGGAGCATAGACGTTCACCCGGCCCTCGCTGTACTCCACCACGCAGGCGTCATCGTACAGATTGCGCAGAGTCCGGTAGCAGTTCCGGCCGCAGGCAGCGCTCAACTGCACCCGCTGCCCGTCCCCTTCCCAGATCTCCCCCGGCTCCAGACCGCACTCCCGACACAGCTGCCGGGCGATCTGGGCGGGCGTTCCGGTGTACGGGCCTCTGCAGTGATTTTTCGCCAACAGGGAGGCCGGGTCGTAGCACAGCAGGGTCAGCGCCAGCCTTGCGGCGTCATAACTCACCTGTTCCACCCGGCCGGTGAACAGGGGTTCTCCCTCCTGCCGCACCCGGATCCATTGGCCGCAGGCCGGATCCAGCCGGGGCAGGCGGCTGTCCTCCGGGGCGCACACCAGCACCACTTCTGCTTCGGCACCGGCGGCGGCAGCCTCTTTGTCCACCGTCACCCGGGTGCACAACCCGGTGACTTCGGTATCTTCCAGCCAAACTCTCACGAAAGATACAGCTCCTTTCCTGCCGGCAGGCCGTGGGGGTCGGCAATACCGTTGCGGACAGCCAGTTCCTTCCACCGGCTGCCGTCCCCCAGACAAAGGCGTGCCACCGTCCACAGATCTTCACCGCCCGCCGTCACATACACGGTGGGCGCGGGGCGCTCGTCCGGTCTGGGCCACAGACCGCCGGTCTGCAGGGCGGCAGTGCCGTCACCCGCCCCGGCAGAAGTGAGGTACTTGTACTCTTTCAGCACCATGCGCACCCCCACATCCCGGTCGCCCTCGGTAAACACCTGCTCCAGCGCGCACACCAGAAACACCCCGTCCACCTCGCAGTCGGAGATCAGCAGCCGCACCGGACTGCCCTCTTCCTTCCAGCGCCGCACCATGGCCAGCGCCTGCTGGGGCTGGGTTCCCTGATAGAACCGGGAGTCCTCGCTGGGGAAAAAGGTCTCCAGCGTCACCTGCATCAGACCGCTGCCCCGGGAGGCGTGGACGGTTTCCCCCCGGATGGTCTGATAACACAGGGTGTTGTGGGGCTGAACCAGCACCATCTGCCGGGGGTTCACCGCCAGCACCAGCTGTTCCTCCTCACCCCGCTGGAGGATCACCGTTCTTGTATTGGTTGCCATAGCATGCCTCCTTCATCGGTTGCCCGCCGCCGCCCAAAGGCGGTCGGCCAGCTGTCGCACCGGATCGGTGTCAAAGAGCATCCCACCGGTGCTTTCGGCCGGCGCCCGGGGCGGCGATCCGCCCCAAAGGCCCTCGCCGGTTTGCTCCGAAACGCCCTCCGGCACCGCCGCAAAGGGCGCGGCGGGCAGGGTCTGCGCCTCGCCGTCCAGCCGCACCCGTGCTTCCTGGGCACCGCTGCGCTGCAGGATGGCCGCTCCCGCCGCCAGCACATCGCCGTACCCCAGCTTTTCGGTGATATCAAAGGCCGAGGCCACCGCGCCCTGCTTTTTCAGGCTTTCGCCCGCCTCCCGCAGGTCGTCACAGGCCAGATACAGGGCGTACCGCAGTCCCCGCTGTCCGCCCATGCGGACACATTCCTCCACCTCACCGGCGGAAAGGGGGCGGCAGTTGGCCTCCAGACCCAGACGCTCAAAGGTCAGGGTGAACCCCTGCCCCGGTGCCAGCAGCGCCTGCGCCCACTGTGCAGCCAGACTCATTTTAGGCCACCTCCGTCACCTGAATGCCCGACAGCTGCTTGAGATCACCGGGCAGGAACCGGAAGGGGATCACCTGCTCGTTCACCTTGCCGGTGGCGTAATTCACCAGCGGCAGGCTGTCCAGCGCCACATTGTCCACGCTGTAGCGCTCCTCCTCACCGTTCATGCTGTCGGGATCCTTCAGGGCGGTGGTGATGGTCACCCGGACATCCCTGCCCTGGGCGGCGTTTTCCACCACCTCAAAAAAGCGGCTGAACACCTGCCGCAGGCGCAGTTGGCCTTCGCCCCGCCAGCCGGTGATTTTGGAATCCACATCCATGCCGATCTGCACATCCGAGCGGATCAGCCGGACGGTCAGCTGGATGGCGCTGGCTTCGGCAATGCGGCTGCCATCCACCCAAACTTCTGCAAAAGAACCGGAAAGCACCCGGTTCGCACTCAATCCAGACATCGTCCTCCTCCTTTACTGCATGGCGATCTCAAAGGTGAGATCCTCCATGGCGTCGGCAAAGCGCACATCTGCCCGCAGGAACACCTGACTGCCGGTGTTGGCCGACAGAATGGCCGTGTCGCTCATGCTCTCGGTATCCACGCCCCGCTCTTCCAAAAAGGCCCGCTGGGCCTCCAGATCCACGCTGGCCTGGCTGCGGTGGCCGGTGTCCAGAACGCTGCCCTCCAGGCTGGCGAAATAGCTGTTCACCGCCGTCACCAACAGCAGTTTGGAGTCGTAGTCGTTGAGCACCTTGCCCACGTACTCGCTTTCAAACACGCTTCGGATGTCCGCCTGAATGAGATCCATGCCTTCGGTGATCTTGATCTTGCGGAAAGCGCTGTCCCCGCCGCTCACCAGACTGGTCACCGCCCGTGCCAGACGGACGCTGTCGCTGCCCTGGTCCAGGATCAGACGGCCGCGGCCGATCTCCCCCTCCGGGTCGGCATAGGCGGAAAAGGCCTCCACCTCGGGCAGCGGATAGTAGGTGGCGCTCTCCCGCAGGGAGATACCCGCCAGAATACCCGCCACACGGGCGCAATACTGGGCGGCAGTCACCGCTCGGCGCTCCTCCTCCAGCCGCAGCACCATGCCCTCGGCGGCGAAGTTCACCACGCCCTCGCAGTCGGGACTGTCATCGGTGCTCACCACGGCACGCAGCGGTCTGCCCGCTGCCCGGGCGGCGCGGATGTATTCGGTCACGGTGTGCGCCTCCATGGCGGGAGCGCACAGCCAGCCCCCTTCTGCCAGTTTGCCGCAGCCGGCCAGCGCTGTGCCTTCTTCGCCGGCTGCATATCGCACCAGATGCACCTTGCCCGGATTGCCCAAAAAGCACAGCTGCAGCAGCAGCCAGCCGTCTTCTCCCACAAGGCTTCGGTCGGCCTGCTCAAGGCGGGAAAGACTCACCGCCTCCCCCGTACCGGGCAGCAGCACCACCACGTGCCCTCTGGCACTGCGGCGGATGGCCGTGCCGCCCGCCGTTTTAAACTTGATCATGATCTGGGGCAACCCCATTACGATCCCTCCTTCTTCACCCGCAGCCGCAGGGTGCCCATGGCCTCCACGGCAGGCGCCTCATCGGGCGCCTCGTCGGGTGTGTCGCAAAACTCCAGCAGGAAGGTCACCCGGACCCGCTCCTGCCCATCCCGTTCAATGGCGGTGTCGGTGGGGCAAAACCCTCTGCCGCAGACGGTGATGCCGCCCGCAAGGGCGTTCCACGCCCGATCCGCCAGCAAAAGTCCCGCCTGACGGCCTCTGTCCCGGGAGGGGTGGCAGGTGACGGTCACCGCCACCTGCCGTTCCATTTGTCTGCCGCAGGCGATAACGCCCGCCTTGCGGCTTTCGGTCTCCACCGTAAAACAGGGATATACCGCCCCTCCCGCCCGGTCGGCAAAGGCGGGCACGCCGGTGGCTGCACGAAGATACTCGGCGATCCCCGCCGTCAGGGTCTGCATACCGATCATGCCGCCTTCACCTCCGTCAAAAAGAATCGCGCCATCCCGTGGGAGGGATAGGGCAGCGCCGTCGAGCAAATGCCCCGCAGCACCTGCCCCTCCCGCTTCACCTCTGCCCGGTCTCCCGCCAGCAGCAGGGTATCCCGGGGCACGAACAGGGTCATCTGCCCCTGGCACTCGGGCACATCCTCCCACAGGCCGGTGATGCTGGCCGTGGGGTTCTGGGGCGCCCGGGACAGGGCGCAGGGCAGATTTTCATAGGCCACCACCGTTTTCCACGCCGTTCCGTCCCAACTTTCCCGGGTGACGGTGGCCCGATCGGTCATGGTCGCCCGCAAAATGGCCGCTTCGCTCACGCGCACCACCGCCTTTTTTCCGGTGTGCGCAGCCGCACAAAGGGCTTGAGCGCCGCCATGGGGTCGCTGCCCTCCGCATAGGTGATGGTGGTGTCGCCCCGCTTCACCGAACGCACCCCGGCAGGCGTGCCGCCCTCCAGTTCCCCGGCCAGAAGCGCCGCCAGCGGCCCTTCCATAGCGGCGGGAATGTCGGTTCTGCCGCAATAGGCAGCCGCCTCCTCGCACACCGTGTCCAGCATCAGCCGCGCACGGTCGCTGTCCTCGCCGCCGCAAAGGGCCAGCGCCCGCTGAAGGATGCGCTCCTTGCCCTCCGCTTCAAACCGGATGTTCATCAGCCCTGCACCAGAGCGCCGATACCCACCAGCTTGTCCTCGGGGACGACCAGGTCGTACAGGTAGCGAGCCTGAATGGCGGTGCCGTCAAACAGCTGGTTCTCCTCGGGGCCGAACTGCTTCAGGCTGTCCACCTTGGAGATAGCCAGAGGGGCATCGCAGGCGGCGATGACCGCATAGATGTCCTTGGCGCCCTCACCGGCCTGAATGCCGCCGGCGGTCTGACCGTCGCGGCCGCTCTGGACAGCGATGGCAGTCTTCATGCGGCCGGAAGGTACGAAAATGCAGGGCAGGTCGTTGACCATCATCACATGGGAATAGGTGATGCCGTTGATATCCACCTGCTGGTCAAAGGTGACGGTGTTGTAGTTGCCGGCGGCAGCCTGCAGGAAGCGGTTCTTCAGATTGGCAGCAACCATGGCCACCAGACCGCCGGTGCGCTGGCTGGCGTCCTCCAGATTCTGGGCCAGAGTGCACAGCTTTTCCACCATGTCGTCGCCTTCGGGGTCGACGGTCATCACATGGGTGCCGGCGTGCTCGCCCTGAGAAGCCAGGGTGTACAGGCGGTGGATGCGGTAGGCATCCTGCTCACGGGCCAGCTGGGTCTTGGCGAACTCGCGGATGACGTTCTCCACGGTGGCGGGGAAACTGACATCCTCGGGGGCGCTGTGATCCAGAGCGAACTTAATAGAACATTCATGATGATAACCAAATAAGACTATACATTGATTATATTGGAACCAGAGCGAAAAGGAAAGCTTTGTAAAAACCTTCCCTTTTTGTTCACTTTTGGTTCGCAGTTTCAACAAAGTCCTGATGCCTTATCCGTGCAAAGTGCTGAATCTGTTTTTGATGCCTTGTTTTCTGCCAGAATCGGCGTACAATAAGAACAACTTTTTATGAAAGGTGGTTCTTATTGTGGGAGAATCGTATTTTGATGGTGGTCTGCTTCAGCTTATCGGATGGAAAATCTTAGGTGCGATTGTCACTGGCTGCACTTTAGGCATCTGCTATCCTTGGGCATTCTGCATGGTGTACAGATGGGAAGCAAAGCACACCGTTGTAAATGGACACAGATTGCAATTCAACGGAACCGCCATGCAGCTTTTTGGCAACTGGATTAAGTGGCTCTTGCTTACGATTGTAACATGCGGCATCTATTCCTTCTGGCTTAGTATCAAGCTGAAACAGTGGAAAGCCAAGCACACTGTGTTTGCCAACTAAACAATTAACATAACAAAAAAGCCGGGGATCACTCCCCGGCTTTATCCATGTGTTCCAAGTCTTCAATTCTATGGTTTGCTACTCTGAACTTTTCATCGTAGACAGCAACCTTCTGTTCGACTGCATACAGCCGTTCAACAGCGTTGTTGTGCAGTTCGACCTTGCGGGTCAACTGATCCAGTTTGTATTCTATCAGGGCAATGGTGGTGTTGTGCTGTGCTTCCGTTTTCTTGCGCTGCGAAGCATTGTTCACCATGCAAACAATAAGGGTCACAGCCCCAGATATAAGTGCGGGAATAATCGCTTCCATCATGCCAACTTTCCTTTCCCTATGATGTTGATGTTTCCGTAGATTCCCGACCCTGTCACAGGCCGGATCAGATAGCATTGCGGCAAATAAGATTGCGCTGTGGTGGCATCGGAAGAAAACACCCATGCGATTGCAGCCAAGCCGTTCCGTGTCTGGAAGGTCAGTTCAACCGCCGGTGCTTCGGTCATGGCAAAGGGATAGGCATAGTCCGTTGCACCATACACATTAGCGCCACGATACCAGTTGCCAAGCGCCATTGTTATGTCATAGCCTGTGACCGGCACCTTTCCGAAGAACTCACAAGTGTTGTCGGAAAACTTCTGCCACTTCCAAATGCCGGTTGTTCCGGTTGCCGTCACATACGGCTTTGCTTCCAGCGCAGCCACCCTTGTTGCCAAGTTGTCTGCCTTCGTAGAAGCTGCATTCGCCGTCTGTGTTGCCGTTGTGGCTTTGGTAGCAGCGTTGTTTGCAGCGGTTGCCGCATTACCTGCCGCAGTTGTTGCAGTATTTGCTTTCGTTTCTGCTGTAGTTGCCTTTGTTGCTGCATTCGATGCCGCCGTTGCCGCATTGTTCGCTTTCGTTTCAGCGCTGGTTGCCTTTGTTTCTGCCGAAGATGCTTTTGTTTCCGCTGAAGCTGCCTTCGCTTCTGCCGTTGCCGCTTTTGTGGAAATGTTGCCGATACTGCTTGCCACTTTTTGCACCTGCGAACGCAGACTGCCAAGGTCTTCCATTGCATTTCCAAGATGGTCTGTCAGGCCCCGCTTCGTCCGTCCAGCCACTATTTTTGTGTTTGCCGGATCGGATATTTTAATCACAATCTTGTTAACCAAGAACGATTGCGGCTCGGTGAAGTGGACATCGCTGACCACTTCGACCCATTGCCCGACATTGAAACTGTCCAAGTCTGGGTTTGCCCCGGACAGGTCTGCCGCTGTGATTTCGATGTTGTTGACAGCTGCAAAGTTTTCTGCTATGTACCTTTTGGCTTCCGAAAAAAGCGTTGCTGCATCGGTGATGTCATCAAAAACAACCACCTTGAATATCTTGCCATAGGCAGCAACAGCGGCATCATTCACAATGGAATAGGAACCGCCGTTGACCATAGAAATATCAAGCCTGTTTTCCGTGTCACCGATTTTTGCACCCAAAGGAACGATGCCGGAAAACACTTCGCTTCCCTTAATATCTTTTTCAAGGTCAAGCAGATTTTTTCCAAGCCTGATTTTCTGCCTGGATGCATTCGCAAGGTTTACTTCTGGGGCAAGCAAATCAAGATACATGGTTCCATATTCGTGCCTTGCTTGCAGATAACCGCCAGAAGGTTCAACCATTCTTTTGTTGAGCGTTTCAAGGGATGTCAAGAACTCAAAGTCTTCCACCACTTCAAAAGGCCAGAAATCCGGAACCGTGACACTGCCGGTGACAAATCGCTTCTTGGCTTCAACCTGTTCATTGTGAATCGACACAATGTAATCAAGATAGGCGCTGAAGCTGTCAACAACAGCATGCGGTGCAATAATGGAATCAAGAAGAAAAGCAAGTTCCCCTTCACAAGAAACTTGCTTTTCGTTATAGAACCCATACTTGATGTTTAACACCCTGCCCCTGAATATGCTCAATTCATTTCTGTACACTTCCACAATGGAAATGACAGGCTTCACATACTCATAATACGGATGCTGCGGATAGATGATGAAATCAAAAGCGCCGGTCTTCCCAAGTTCAAGGGACAATTCGCCGTCAACGATTTTCAGCCCTTGCAGGTCATCACTATGCAATAACTTGCCGTCACATGTAACCTTGTACATTACAACCTGCCTTTCCGGTATGTGA